CTTAGACTACATCAGTATTTGGAGAAATCTTATGTCCCTTGATCCAAGTCTGCAAAAGTATTATGAGGACAGATTTGATCTGTTTTCTAAACAGGGGTGGATAGATTTAATGCAAGATGTAGACAAAATGCTTGAATCTATGAATAATGTCTCTACCATTTCTGACGAAAAAAGTCTACAATTTCGCAAAGGTGAGATTTCGATATTGATCTGGCTGAAAACCCTGAAAGGGGTCAGCGAACAGGCGTATGAGGAATTGAATGAAAAGAATGTATGAATTTGCCTGCGATTGCGGGCAGCGCACTGAGGCGCTGGTGGATTATGAGACCGCCAGCGTGCAGTGTGGGTGCGGGGGCACAGCCCACCGCACCATAAGTGCTCCGTCGATTAACTTGGAGGGGTGGTCCGGTCATTTTCCGTCTTCATGGCTGAAATTTGACCAAAAGCACCGCACCAAGTTAGCGGCAGAGCGCAAAGCCAACGCATAAGCAACACCGCCGCGTTGATTCTCCTACAACCTAAAAGGCAGGAACCCGTATGTTGATTGAAAATGAACCTGAGTCGCTAGGCGAACTCGAAACTGAAGAAGCCAAGACATCAGAACTTCCTGAGAAATACAGGGCCAAAAGTTTGGAAGAAGTCGTGCGGATGCACCAAGAAGCTGAAAGGCTGATTGGCAAGCAGGCCCAAGAGGTCGGCGAAGTCCGTAAGTTGGCTGACGAGTTGCTCAAGCAGAACCTCGGTTCTAAGCAACAACAGACACAAGATGAACCGGAAGTAGATTTTTTTGAGAACCCGCAAAAGGCGGTTCAAGCAACGATTGATAGACACCCCGATGTTCTCGCAGCCCGGCAAGCCGGACTCGACTTCAAACGGATGCAGATTCAGCAAAAGCTGGCGAAAGACCATCCTGACTACTCCCAAGTGGTCAACGATGCTGGTTTCCAAGAGTGGGTGAAATCTTCACCTGTTCGTGTGGGCCTGTACGCCAAAGCCGATGGTGAGTTTGACTATGATTCGGCCAATGAACTGCTGTCCACATACAAAGAGTTGCGCGGGGTGAAAGCCCAGCAAGCCTCCACTGCTGACAGTGCCTCGCGCACCAAGAGCATGAAGGCAGCGCAAGTTGATGTCGGCGGAAGCGGCGAGAGTTCCAAACGAGTCTACCGCAGGGCAGACCTGATTCGGCTCAAAATGACCGACCCAGCTCGATACGAGGCGCTGAACGATGAGATTCTGACGGCGTACTCCGAGGGCCGGGTCCGATGACCTAACTTTTTGATTTTGGAGAATTTAACATGGCATACCCAACCCCCCAAGTAACGAACACCACCGCAGCAACGTTCATCCCCGAGATTTGGAGTGATGAAATCATTGCTGCCTATAAGAAGAACCTCGTCATGGCCAACCTGGTCATGAAGATGAACTTCAAGGGCAAAAAAGGCGACACGGTTCACATCCCCGCACCTACCCGTGGCAACGCCACTCTTAAGGCAGCATCCACTGCTGTGACTTTGATCGCTGACACCGAGTCCGAAGTTGTGGTGAGCATCAACCGTCACTTCGAGTACAGCCGATTCATCGAGGACATCACCGAAGCTCAGGCTTTGGCCTCGCTGCGTCAGTTCTACACCTCGGACGCTGGTTACGCTTTGGCCCGCGCTGTTGACACCGATCTGATCCAGTTGGGTCGTTCGAGCAACGGCGGCGCTGGCACCAACGCTTACGCCACCGGCGCATTTGTTGGTGGTGACGGCACTACCGCTTACGTTGCTGGCAGCAACAACGAAAGCGCATTGACCGATGCAGCCATCCGCCGCACGATCCAGCGCCTGGACGACAACGACACCCCGATGGACCAGCGTTTCTTTATCATCCCTCCATCCAGCCGTAACACGCTGATGGGCTTGGCTCGCTACACCGAGCAAGCGTTTGTGGGTGATGGCAACGCTATCCGCAACGGTGAGATCGGCAACCTGTACGGCATCCCCGTGTTCACGACCAGCAACGCTGACACGACCAGTGGCACAGCCGCAGCTCGTGTGTGCTTGATGGGCCACCGTGACTCGATGGTGTTGGTCGAGCAGATTGGCATCCGTTCGCAGACTCAGTACAAGCAAGACTACCTGTCTACCTTGTTCACCAGCGACACACTGTATGGTGTTGCCGCGCTGCGTAACGCTGCCTCCGTGGGCGCAGCCAAGTCTGCATCCATGTTTGCCCTCGTTGTGCCAGCCTAACCCCCACACCCCCCAGAAATGGGGGGTATTAACTTTAAGGAGTTAGATCATGGCTGCTGCATCTGCAATTACTTCCCGTCGCGGGAATGACCAATTCCGAGGTATCTTTTCTGATACTTGGGCTATCACCTGCACTTTGGACACTGCTGAAATCCTAGACCAAGCTGCAGCTACCGACACTGTGGCGGTTCCAGGCGTTGTCTTGGGCGATATGGTGATTGGCATGTCGGCTGGCGTGAGCGAGGCGGGGCTTGTTCGCCGCGCCTACGTTTCTGCCGCCAACGTGGTGACCATCGCCACGACCAACACAACTGGCGGGGCGGTCAACTTGGCTGCCACGACCGTTAAGTTGGTCATTGGCCGCATGGTGTAAATGAAAGGGGGCTTCGGTCCCCTTTCTACTGAAAGAAAATCATGGCTACATTTCGATGCTTGCAAAGCGGCAACACTGTGACCTTTACACAACAGCATGACATTGACACTATGCGCGGTCATGCAGGTTATGTTCGGGTCGATGAAAACGGCGAGCTGGTGCAGGTCCAAGAGGCCATCAAAGAATTACCAATGATTGCCTCTGCGCCAGTTAAACGCATGGGCAGACCCCGCAAGGCAGTAACCATCTAAGGAGCACATCATGCCAATGGTCGGAACAAAGAAGTTTGCCTACACACCCAAGGGCAAAAAAGAAGCCAAAGAGCAGTCGATGAAGTCGGGCAAGCCCGTCAAGTCCATGCCTCTTCGCGGCTCACGCACGGCGACCAACAAAGCCAAGAAAGGTTAAATAATGGCCGCCTTAACTGAACCTACCGCACTTCTAACCGATGTTGGGGTTACGGGTGCGTCTCGTGCTGTGCAAGCAGATGCTGGTCAACCAGCGTTCTTGCAAGTTTCAGGCATTACATCAGCCACTGTTGTGTTGCAAGGTAGTCTTGATGGCACAAATTGGTCAACTCTCGGAACGGCTTTGACCGCTGATGGACTCGTTACGGTTGCCAATGCTCCTAAGTATTTGCGAGCAAACTGCACGCTTTATGTAAGTGGCACGATCACCGCCAAAATCATGTATTGAGGGGAACCCTATGAAGCCCGGCCTCTACTCCAACATCGCAGCCAAGAAAGAGCGCATCAAAGCGGGTTCTGGCGAGAAGATGCGCAAGCCCGGCGCTAAGGGCGCTCCAACCGCTGCGGCTTTCAAGGCTGCGGCTAAGACTGCCAAAAAGAAATGAAAACCCCAGCTTGGCAGCGCAAAGAAGGACAATCCAAGACTGGCGGCTTGAATGCCAAGGGTCGGGCGTCTTATAATGCGTCAACCGGGGGCGATCTCAAAGCCCCCGTGAAGTCGGGCGACAACCCTAGACGGGCCTCCTTCTTAGCACGCATGGGCAATATGCCTGGGCCTGAGATGAAAGACGGTAAGCCCACCCGGCTACTCTTGTCTCTGAAGGCTTGGGGCGCATCGTCCAAAGAGGATGCTAAGTCCAAAGCCAAAGCGATCTCCGCGAGGAACAAGAAATGACCTACCTTCAACTGATCAACGATGTGCTGGTACGGCTGCGTGAAACCCAAGTCGCGTCCAACTCAGCAACACCATATTCAACATTGATCGGGCGATTCGTCAACGACGCCAAGCGCCAGATTGAGGACTCGTTCAGTTGGAACGTGTTGGGGCAAACGATCACAGTCACCACGACGCCAGGTACGTACATATACTCTTTGACGGGCGCTGGCCAGAAGTTTCAAGTCATGGATGTGATCAACGTCACAAACTTGACGCAAATGCAAAACATCTCCTTTGTGGAGATGAACCGTTTTCAGAACTTGTCAGCCCCAGTCTCAGGTCAGCCCAACTACTACGCTTTTGATGGCGTGGATGGTAACGGCGATACCAAGGTGGTACTGTTCCCACGCCCAGACGGGGTGTACACCATCCCATTCTCGCTGACTGTACCCCAAGCACCTCTCGCAGCGGATAACACATTGGTCCTGGTGTCTGACGCGCTGGTCGTGCAAAACGCCTACGCACGGGCGCTGGTCGAGCGCGGCGAAGACGGCGGTCTTAATTCATCCGAGGCGTATCAGCTATACCGGGGGATGCTGGCTGACCAAATTGCGTTGGAAGGCACCCGTTATCCAGAAAACCAAG